TTGAATTGAAGGATGGGGATCTCATCTACAGCGTTCGTGTAGACAAGAAGCAGATAACCCTTCCCCGGGAGAAGGTTCTTCACATCCCCGGCTTGGGGTTCGATGGGTACATGGGCTATTCAGTTGTTGGTCTGGCTCGGAAGTCAATCGGCCTCGGCATGGCGATTGAGACATTCGGGTCACTCTATTTCGGGCAGGGGACGCACCCTGGAGTAATTGTATCCCATCCGAACAAACTATCTCCGACTGCGGCTTCAAACCTCGAAACTTCCTTGGTCAAGGAATACAGTGGTCTGGGTAAATCTCATCGCCTCCTGTTGCTTGAGGAGGGGATGAAGATGGAAACAATCGGCATCCCCCCGGATGACTCGCAGTTCCTCGAAAGCCGTCAGTTCCAGGTGACCGATGTGGCACGGTGGTTCAATCTGCCTGTCCACAAGTTGAAGGAGATGACGAAGAGTTCGTTCAACAACATCCAGGAGGAGCAGCAGTCGTTCGTTACCGATTCGATCCTCCCGTGGCTTATCCGGCTTGAGCAGAATTACAATATGCAACTCCTTCTCCCGAATGAGTACGGTCGGCAGAAACTTTACTTCAAGCACATCGTTGAGGGTCTGCTTCGTGGTGATTCAAAAAGCCGTGGGGAGTTCTACGCCAAGATGTTCGGCATCGGGGCTTTCACCATAAACGACATCCGTGAGCTTGAAGACAAAGACCCGGTCACCCATAAATTCGCAGACGAGCATTTTGTGCCGATGAACATGGTGCCACTCAGCATGATTGAGAAAATGCTGGAGAAGGAGAAGGAGTCGCCTTCGGCTCCAGCCCCGCAGAGAGAAAACGGAGAAGACCAAGACGAAGCCGAAAGCCCAAGGAGGCCAGAGAGATGAAATGGTATGAAATTAAGTCAAAGGCAGATGTTTCGGAAATCTGGCTCTACGACGAGATCGGTTTCTGGGGTGTCGGAGCCAAGGAGTTCATCGTTGAGTTGAACGCCTTGAAATCCCCGAAGATCGATATGCACATCAACAGTCCCGGGGGGGAAGTGTTCGACGGTGCGGCGATCTACAACGCGGTGAAACGGCACCCGGCAAAGGTCACATCGTTCATCGACGGGATTGCGGCTTCCATCACCTCGGTCATGGCGAAGAACGCCATCTACATGATGCACAACCCATCCGGCCTCGTACTCGGGACTTCCGAGGACATGCGGAAGACCGCCGACATTCTGGACAAGGTGCGGGAAACGATGGTCGGTGCGTACATGGGGAAAAGCGGAAAGAGCGAAGACGAGATCAAGGCTCTGCTCGACGGGGAAACCTGGCTGAACGCAGAGGAAACAATGGAAGCCGGGTTTGCCGACGAACTCGGGGAAGAATACGAAATGGCTGCTTGTGCCAAGTTCATCCCCGTACTGGCGAAGATGGGATTCAAGAACGTACCGCAGAGACTTCAGGCGTTGCGACAGATTCCAACTGCGCGTGATCTTGAGCAAGCCCTACGGGACGTAGGGTGTAGTTCAAAGGTTGCGAAATCAGTTCTTGCGCGGGGATACACTGACGACCTTCGGGATGAAGGTATCGAGGTGGAACCCCCTACGGTAGCGGACCCTCCACGGGATGTGGAGCCGGAACCGACTCCAGCGAAAAAGGACCGCGTGAACGACCTGCTGATTCGGGCCGAATTGGCAGCACCTTCCAACTGACAAAGGAGAATCCGAAGTGGCAAAAACAATCACGACTTACAAAGAGGACATTCAGAAGTTGATGGCGAAGGTCAAGGATATCGAGGGGAGAGGTATCTCCGAGAATCGTGACCTGACCGAACCGGAACTGAAACTGGTGAACGAGATGATGGACACGGTGGAGGAATACCGCAGGATCGTGTCCACGATGGAGCGGCGGGAACGCATCAGCACCGAACTGGAAACCCCGCCGGCACCGCTTACCCAGCCGAAGGGGAAGGCGAGGATGGAAGGCGGCGAGGACAGGGACAAGTTCCCGACCTTCGGGGCGCAACTGATGTCAGTCCTCCGGGCCGGAATTCCCGGTGGAACCGTCGATCCGAAACTGTGGACGGCGGCGGCAACAGGACTTGGAGAATCCGTCCCGAGCGATGGAGGGTTTCTGGTTCAGCAGGACTTCTCCACGGAATTGCTTCAGCAAGTGATCGCCACCGGACTTCTTTCGTCCCGGTGCAGGAGACAGCCGATCAGCGGGAACTCCAACAGCATCAAGATCAACGGAGTCGATGAGACATCCCGTGCATCGTCCCGGTACGGCGGGATTGTTGCTTATTGGGCGGATGAGGCGGGAGAGAAAACACCTAGCAAGCCCAAATTCCGCAAGATCGAACTGTCCTTGAAGAAACTGATTGGCCTTTGCTACGCAACGGACGAGTTGCTCGAAGATGCTCCGGCTCTTGAAGGATTCATCCGGGAGGCTTTCCCCGGAGAGTTCGGGTTCCAACTCGACGATGGAATCGTCAACGGTCCCGGTGCGGGATCACTTCTCGGTTTCCTCAATTCCGGTTCCTTGGTCACAGTGGCGAAGGAAAGCGGGCAGTCGGCTTCGACCATCCTTGCGGAGAACATCGACAATATGTATTCCCGTCGATTCGCAGGGCAGACCCAGAACTACATCTGGGTCTACAACCAGATGATCGAACCCCAACTGGCGAAGATGGCTTACTCGGTCGGTACTGGCGGGGTTCCGGTCTATCAGGGGCCGAGTGGATTGGCTGGATCGCCTTACGGCACCCTCAAGGGGCTTCCTGCCATCCCCATCGAGCAGGCTTCGGCTCTCGGTACGGTGGGTGACATCAACCTCGTGAACCTTCAGAACGGATACATCCTTGCGGAGAAGGGTGGGATCAAGGTCGATATGTCGATTCACGTTTCTTTCGTCTACGATCAGAGCGTTTTCCGTTTCGTCCTCCGTGTAGATGGGCAGCCCGTTCGTTCAACCCCGCTTACACCGTACAAGGGTGGTGCAACGGCAACACAGTCACACTTCATCACACTGGCGGCCCGTTAGGAATCAACCAACAAAAGCCAACGGGGATTCCCCGTAGAAGGAGATTCAAATGAGCATTGCAGAAGACTATAAGATTGTTCCTATTTTGGCGAGTGAAGACATCTCGACCGGCGTTGATACTGACAGCATCGATATGTCCGGGTTTCACAAGGGGACGTTTATTTTCACCTGTGCAACCGTAGTTACGGACATTGCGTTTACCCCGACGAGCGGGATCGCGGCTGGCACCAAGACAACCGCCATCCCGTTAAGGTGGGCCGTAGGTGGGGCCGCGATTGGCACGGCTGTTGCCGGTAGCACGGCGAGTTGCGATGTGTTGTCTGCATGGTCGGCACACGCTTCCACAGCCGTTACAACGGCAAGTTCTGATTTGATGTACGTCATCGAGATCGATGCGTCGGCCATGACGGACGGCGAACCGTGGTTGACGTTCTCGCTGGTGACAGCGACCTCTGGATTCGTCCACTGTGTGGCGATCCTGGAGCCGAGATACTCCAGCAACCGTTCGGGAACGGCACTTGCGTAAGTAACATCCTGATGGGGCGGGGCTTCTGAACGCCCGCCCCTTTTCCTGGAGGATCAAGATGCTGAATGCAGATAGGAAACTCGTCGAGGAAATCGCTCGGCAGATTGCGAAGGAGGAAATCGCCCTTGCGTTGGCTCCGAAAGTCGTGGAACCCGAAGCCATACCGGAACCGCCTACCCCCGATCCGGTGGAGGTAGACGAGTAACCTCAATCCGTTTCAATGAAGGAGATACAGTATGCCTTACTACAAGAAATCGACAAGGGAAGCCGTGGGTGACTTGAAGCGCGGCCTCACGGTTAGGACTACGGAGAATCTTGAGGCAAGTGATTATTGGGAAACTGCTGACACCACAACGATCTTCAACGTGGTCGGCAGGATTCGTCTCATGGGTCTGTACGCACTCATCACCGAAACAATCGTAGGGGCGGCACAGCCGAACTTCGCCTACGTTTCCACCACCCCGGTCATTGCCAAGGCGGACATCTGTGCAGTAGTCGCCACGATCAATGGAAAGGTTCCCGGTGACAGCGTGGCGTGGCTTGGTGCGACAGTCGCAACTGCGGGTGGAATCGCTGGCCCTCCGATGATGGCGATTTGCCCAGGAGCCAACTTTATCCTCGGCGGTGTGACTGCGGCAGGGGTCAACTTCATTGGTGGGATTACGGCTGATGGTTCGGTTGCGGACGCTACTGATGGGAACATCACTTTCTATTGCGAGTACGCTCCCATGAGTGACGGCGCATACGTCACAGCGGCTGTTTAATCCCGGCGACAAGGAGATATAAAATGGTGCAAGGACATAACTACAATCAGTCAACGCAGGACAGGGCCGGGGATATTGTCTGTGGGTTGCGGGTGGAGACATCCGTCCTCACAGACCTGACAACGTATTGGACGAACCCCGTCACGTTTTCAATCTTCGATGTTGTCGGTCGAATCAAAGTCCACGCCCTGTATTTGGAAATCACTTCTGCACTTGATGCCAATGCTTCCACCTTGGCGTTCAGGTGGACAGGCACAACCCCTGCTCTCGGTATTGCTGACATCGGGGCAGCTTCTGCTTCCCTTGCCACTCTCGGGCCTGGATCAAGGGCGATGTTTCTTGGGGTTTCGGATGTGACTGCGGTGGCGGCTGGCCCGAGTGCGGGGATTTCGTATCTCGCAGAACCCGTGGATTTGGGATACGAGAGCGGTGCATCCCCTCCCGTCAACGGTATCGGGCTAATTTCCGCATTGATCGCAGGCGGAACACAGGCGGGAACGGCGAGTGGAAGATATGTGATTCACTACACGCCGCTTTCCGAAGGTGCGTATGTAGAGTCCGCAATCTAACAATCTAACTAAGGATGGTTCCCGTGCGGCGGTACGGGATTAAAATGGTCGCCTATCCCAGCCATCCTACTTTTCTTGCGAGGTAAATTATGGCAGTCAAGTTGGTTACGACGATACAGAGATTCGTGGGCTTGGCTGCCGATAGCAAGCCTACCACCGCCCCGGTGGGGTCAACCTTCTGGGCGTATGACACCAATATCGAATATGTCAACATCGATGATGGAACGACTTGGGTAATCCAACACGTCCACTCGCTCACCGAAGGAACGACCTTCGACCTCAATCAGGCAGCGAACACATACGATCTTTACACGGCTACCGGAGGGACGATCTTCGTTCAGTCCTTCTCATTCACCATGCCGTCAGCCCCGGACGTTACCGATGATGCGGCGATTACTTCCATCTCCATTCAGTCGGACACCGCTGTCCCGGTTGTCCTTCTTTCTTCTGCCGCAGGGGTGAAGGCGAACCTCATTGCCGACACGGTGTTTTCCTACACGACCCCGTTCAACTTACCGGCAACCAAGAAGATCCAGATCACCATCGCTGGTGGTGCGGCAGATGCAGGAACGGTTTGTGCGGTAAGTGTGAAATACACATCGGCCAATCCTTCGGCCTATATGGCTCCGTAAGGGAGAACTCATGAAGGCTGACCTCTTAACAGCCCCGACTCTTGAGCCTGTCCTGGTTGCCGATTGCAAGGATCATCTGCGGGTGCTAATCCACGATGACGATGATCTGATTTCCTCATACATCCTGTCTGCTCGGGAGGAAGTGGAGGATTGGACCAGGCGGGCAATCATGACGCAGACATGGGATTATTATCTCGATCAGTTTCCGGCAG